GGCGCGATCTCGGGTGAGTCTGCGGTTCATACCACGCCGTTCGAGGACGATTTAATATTTTGAACATGCTTACCAGGAGCGAAAAACCGTGATACAATTCTTTAACCGGGCGGCATCCCGGCGAGTTGCCATGGGGCTCTACACGGAGCAATATTTTAAGAGCGGTTTCCTGAGCCTAATCGGTGCGTGTACACCGATGAATCCTCCATGCCGGAGGATGGCTCGGGAGCCGCTTTTTTTTGCGGGAGTGGAAAATGAAAAAGGAAATGTACGAAATTTCGATGAAACGAGAAGGCGAAATTATCATCATCGCTGGGCCTGATCATGGGGAGGGTGAGCAGAAAGTAATAATAACCGTAGACCAGGTACCTATTTTAATTGAGTGGCTCAAATACGCCGCTGAAGAGCCGGAGGCAGAGTAATGGCGACTCAGCGGTATATTAGTACCAAGTTCTGGACGGACAAATGGATCCGTTCCCTGGACCCGGCGGAGCGGTATTTATACCTGTACCTGCTGACGAATCCGGAAACGACAATAGCCGGAATATACCAGATCACCATCGACCGAATTGCCTTTGATACCGGGTACGATGAGCGAACCCTCGCCCCCATGCTGGAGAGATTTCGCAAGGCCGGAAAGGCATTTTTTTACAACGGCGAATGGATAATCATTCCGACCTGGACGAAGCATCAGCACATCAACGCGACCAATAATTGCCGCAAGGGTATCGACGCGATCCTGAAATCCGTTCCCGATGATGTTTTTGAGTTTATTCTCAAAATAAAATACAATTATATATACTTAAAAGAAATAGCAAGACCCTTACAAGGGGCTACAAAGGGGCTTGTAAGCACCTCCAACTATCTTGACTCTGATCTTGATCTAGACTCTGACTTAAATTTAGACTTAAAGACAGGAAGAGTAGGGCAAGCCCTACTCCCCGCCACCCCTTCCAAAGAGCCCGATTCAATCTTCCCGGACGAGGACGAAGAACTGGATAGTGGCCTGGAATTAGGCCCGCCACCCAAGAAGCACGAGCCCCCTGCGCCTCAAGAAAAAAAAGACGGCAGCACACAAGATGCGCACAAAATCCTTGACTACCTGAATTCCGAATCCGGAAAACATTTTCGGTATACTCCCGCAAACGTGCAGCCGATAAAGGCGCGGCTGAAAGAGGGATTCACCTTCGACGACTTTCGGCTCGTGATTGACTACAAGACGTACACCTGGGGCAAGGACCCGAAAATGAGCGAATACGTTCGGCCGTTGACGCTGTTCGGAACGAAATTTGAAAGCTATCGGGAGGAAATAAAATGAATCCGTATGAAGTTATCAGAAAAGTTTCACAAGGCATTCCCGTCGGCCCTGTAAACATGGGCGACATGATGATGATGACCATGGACAAGTACCGGGACCACGACTTGAAGGTTGAGGCCGAGCTTTTGGTCATGGACGTCAACGGCGGGGAGTGCATGCGGTGCGGAAAGCCGTACAAGCGGGTTGACGTTAAGAACAAGATGATTGAGTTCCACTACTTCGAGCCGTCCTGCAACTGTTACCCGCGGTGCGTATGGTGCGGGCGGATACTTCACCACGAATCGCAGACGGGGCAGTCTCATTGCTCAAACTGTCCCGCGGCAAGCTGCACGGAGTTCTCCGAGATTCAAGAATTTAACCAGGAGACAAAAAAGAGAGAAGCGAAGCGAGTCCGCTGCAAAGGAATTATGAAAATATTGGGAAACCGGTTCCGGTGCGATATCTGCGGCGCCGAAAAGGGCGCGGAACAGCTTCGCCGCGACATGGAGAAGATAAGCCGGCCGAAAGGGCAGGGATAGCCAGGGCAAGCGGGAGGGGAACCTTGACGAGCGAAGATTTCACGCGGCTGTGGGACAAATTAATTAGGGGTTGATAAGACCGCGGAAATGGCTTATATTTTAATTTAGCATTGTTTTTGGAGGTGACTATGTCGGATGCGAAGGCGAAAGCCCTGAGAGGGGGCAAGAAATCCACGGAACCTTTACGCGCGCGAGAAGCCGCGAAGGGAAAGAAAAAGCCGTCCGTCGGTAAGATTCCGCGCAAGTTCGCGGCCCGCGACATACCTCACGATCCGTCATTGCCCGTTATCAAACAAAAACGCGGCCGGCCGAAAGACACGCCGAACGTGTGGACGCCCGCGTATATCGCCGAGGTAGCGGCTTTGGTCCGCCGGTACGTCGAGGAAAGCGACTATCCGACCGAGGCGGAATTCTGTTACGTGTACGACATTCGGTATCAGCGGCTGAACGAATTCCCTGAATTGCGCGAGGCGAAAGATTTGATTTTCGCCAAGCGCCAGGCGATCACCATCCGCCGCGGCATCGGGCTCGGCCAAGGCGAGGGTCCGCTCGGCTCGTTCCTGACGAAGCTCGCGGCGAACGCCGGGGATTTCTCGATGACCGAAAAGCAGGAAATCGCGCACTCGGGCGGGGTGCGGATATTCGCCGCCGAGCATGACGAGAAGCTATGATGCACCTGACACCGCGGCAGCTGGAGGCACAAGGAGTTCTCGCGGGTGACGCGACACACATGCTCCTGGTGGGCGGTTCGCGCTCGGGGAAGACGTTCCTCATCGTGCGCAATATCGTGATGCGGCTGCTGAAGGCGCCGGCGTCGAGGCATGCGATTTTCCGATTTCGGCTGAACCACCTGGTTACGAGCGTGTTTCTCGATACCTTCCCGAAGGTGATGCGCCTCGCTTATCCGGGCGTAGAGCACGCGACGCATGTGCAGGACAAGTATGTCACGTTCGGCAACGGCTCGGAGCTGTGGTTCGCGGGGCTCGACGATAAGGACCGGACGGAAAAGATTCTCGGCATGGAGTTCGCCACGCTTTTTTTCAACGAGGCGAGCCAGATTCCCTGGTCGTCGGTAACGACCGCTCTCACTCGGCTCGCGCAGAAGGCCGAGCAGCGGATTGAGAACCGCTCTCCGGCGCCGCTGAAATTGCGGGCGTATTACGACTGCAATCCGCCGAGTAAAAGCCATTGGACCTACCGGCTGTTCGTCGAGAGGCGCGATCCTGAGACGCGCGAGCCGCTACGGAATGCGGCCGATTACGCGTACTTCGCGATCAACCCGCTGGACAATCTGGAGAACCTGTCGCCGGAGTACATCGGGCAGCTTGAGGGGCTTCCGGCGCGGATGCGGGTGAGGTTTCTGGAAGGGCGGTTCGCCGAGGCGAATCCGAACGCGCTCTTCCCCGATGAGGTCCTCGACAAATGGCGCGTGCTTGACGGGGCGGTTCCCGACCTCGTGCGCGTGGTCGTCGCGGTTGACCCCTCGGGAAGCGGAGACGCCGACAACGCGGACAACGACGCGATCGGGATCGTCGTCGCCGGAATCGGGACGGACGGGAACGCCTACGTCCTGGAGGACGACACCGTGAAGGCCGGTCCCGCGACGTGGGGCAAGGTTGCCGCGAGCGCCTATGAGCGGCATGCGGCCGACTGTATCGTCGGGGAAACGAATTATGGCGGGGCGATGGTGGCGCAGACGATACAGGTGGCCCGTCCCCGGACGCCGTTCAAGGGCGTCGTCGCGAGCCGGGGGAAGGTGGTCAGGGCGGAGCCGTTCGCGGCGCTCTATGAGACCGGAAAGGTCAGGCATGTCGGGAGGTTCGTGGAGCTGGAAGAGGAGCTTGCCGGATTCTCGACCGCCGGATATACTGGAGCCGGATCTCCGAACCGGGCCGACGCGCTGATCTGGGCGCTCGCGGAGCTGTTCCCGGCGATGGTCAGGGGTCAGGAGAAGCGCGTCGATGTCACGCCGATTCCGACGGAGAACCGATGGGGAGGCAGGCGATGATGAGGATTTTATGGGTGCTCATGCCCGCGCTTTTGTGGTACGTTTTCGAGGGCCGCATGTCGGCGTATCTGGCGATCATCATCTGGGCCGCCGTGACGAGCATTGTGGACGTCGTGATGGAGAGGGGGGAATGAGCGTGGAGATGAAAACACAAGGCCGCGTGTCGGGCGCCGGCCCCTGGGTACACAACAAGGGCCGAAAAGCCGAAAAGGACCGTGCCGTGCTCCTCACCTCGTACCGCGAGATGTGCCGGGTGTTCCGCGTCCCGAAATCCCGCCGTCTGTCCGAGCGGGACATCGCGATCATGACGAACGCGCAGGTCTACCAGGCGTCGAAAGACCTCTACAACGGAGCCACGGTGAAGCAAGCCCGCCGCCTCGCCGAACGGCTCGGCGTCGTCTCGCGCGGTCCGTCGCTCCTTCATCGCTTCATGGCCTGGGCGGGGAAGATGTTCCGCGGTTACCGCATCGAGAGGAGGACTCATGCCTAGTCCGACCAAGACGGAGCGGCTTGCCCGCGTTCACGCCGAGGCCCTCGCACGTTTCGCTTCCGTGCAGACGGCCGTCCGCGACGAGCGCGAGCTGTGCCTCCAAGACCGTAGGTTTTACAGCATCTCAGGGGCGCAATGGGAAGGCCTGCTTGAGCAGTTCGAGAACCGCCCCAAGTTTGAGGTCAACAAAATACACCTGGCCGTGATCCGCATCATCAACGAGTACCGAAATAACAGGATCACGGCCGATTTCGTGCCGAAAGCCGGCGGCGACGACGAACTCGCGGACATGTGCGACGGGCTTTTTCGGGCCGACGAGGTCGACTCGGGCGCCGAGGAAGCCTACGACAACGCGTTCGAGGAGGCCGTCGGCGGCGGCATCGGCGCGGTGCGGCTTCGGGCCGTCTACGAGGACGATGAGGACCCCGAGGATGAGCGGCAGCGCATCAGGATCGAGCCGGTCTATGACGCGGACTCCTGTGTATTCTTCGACTTGGACGCTCGGCGGCAGGACAAAGCCGATGCGAAGTACGCGTTTTTGCTGTCGTTTATGACGACGGACGCGTACAAGGCCGAATGGGACGACGACCCAGCGAGCTGGCCGAAAGAGATCAGCGCGTCGGAATTCGACTGGTTTCAGGCGGATCAGGTCGTCGTCGCCGAGTACTACGTCGTCGAGGATGCATCGGACGAATCGCGCCTGTTCAAAGCTGCGACGGGCGACGAGAGGCGCGTCCTCCGAAGCGAACTTGAGACGGATGGAGAACTTCAGGAAGAATTCACCGCGACCGGGTACACCGAGGACTTGTCGCGTCGGAAGAAAATCAAAACCCGGCGCGTGCACAAGTACATCATGTCAGGCGGCGGGGTGCTTGAAGATTGCGGCTACATTGCCGGGAAGCATATTCCCGTCGTTCCCGCGTACGGAAAGCGCTTGGTGGTCGATGGGATCGAGCGGTGCATGGGCCACGTGCGCCTAGCGAAAGACGCGCAGCGACTGAAAAACATGCAGCTCTCGAAACTTGGGGAACTTTCCGCCTCATCAGGAATCGAGAAGCCGATTTTCACCCCGGAACAGGTCGCGGGCCACCAGGTCATGTGGAGCGAGGACAACATAAAGAATTACCCGTACCTGCTCGTGAATCAGGTGACGGACGCCTCGGGCAATCCCACGCCAGCCGGGCCGATCGGCTACACGAAGCCGCCGGCGATTCCGCCCGCGATGGCCGCGCTCCTGCAGGTAACCGAGCAGGACATGCAGGACATTCTCGGCAACCAGCAGGGCGCGGACAAAATGGTCTCGAACGTCTCAGGCGAGGCCGTCGAGATGATTCAAGACCGCATGGACATGCAGACCTTTATTTATGTTTCGAACTTCGCCAAGTGCGTGCGGCGCGTCGGGGAAGTGTGGCTGTCGATGGCGCGGGAACTCTACGTCGAAGAAGGCCGCGAGATGAAGACGGTGGGGCATGCGGACGAACTCTCGGCCGTCACTCTCGGCGAGCCCGGAAAGGACCCGAAGTCAGGCGCGCTTATCTCGAAAAACGACCTGTCACGAGCCAAATTCGATGTGACGGTCGATGTGGGGCCGTCCTCCAGTTCGCGCCGAAAAGCGACGGTTCGCTCGCTCGTAAAGATGATGCAGGCCGCGCCCGACCCGGAAACGCAGAAGGTGCTCTCGTCGATGGTCATGATGAACATCGAGGGCGAAGGCGTCGCCGATGCGCGGGAGTATTTCCGCAAGCAGCTCGTGCAGCTCGGCGTCTTGGAGCCGACCGCCGAGGAGGCTGAGGCGATTGCGGGAGCACAATCGGCCCCCGACCCGAACGCGATACTTGCCGGGGCGATGGCGGAAGAGGCGCAGGCGAAAGCCGCGAAGGCACGGGCCGAAACCGAAGAGACGGCCGCCGATATCGAGAAGACCCGCGCGGAAACACTGAAGATTCTCGCGGAGCTTCAGGGACAGGTCAGGGACTTGTCAGGAATGATGGCACAAATGCGGACGCAAGGGCGCCCGTAGCAAATAATAATCCGGCGGCCATCCCCGCCGCGTAAATAACGGGATGAGAGAGGAGCGAGGAAATGAGCGTACAAGACCAAATTGTTGAGGAGAGCGTCGCAACGGAAGAGCGGCCGCCGGCCGCCCCCGCCACAGAGGACCAGGCGGCTCCCGAAGAGGGGGCACCTGAGCCTGCTAAAGAGCCTGCCGCGAAAGATGAGGAGTTCTCCGTGTCGATCGGCGAAGAGGAACCCGAGGAAACTCCGCATGGACCCGCTCCGGCCTGGGTCAAGGAGATGCGAAAGCAGAACCGGGAACTCAAGCGGCAACTGCGGGACATCCAGAAAGCCGCGCCGGCGCAATCCGCGCAGTCCGCTATCGAACTCGGCGAGAAGCCGACCTTGGAAGGCGTGGACTACGACACACAAAAATACGAAACCGCCCTCGCCAAGTGGTACGCGAAAAAACTCAAAATCGACGAGCGTGCCGCGCAGGCCAAGGCGCAGGCCGAGGAACACGCCCGGCGCTGGCAGGAGAGACTCGGCACGTATGAACGCGACAAACTCGCGCTCGGGGCCGAGGACTTCGAGGATGCCGAGGCTGTGGTGCTCGCGCATTTCGACGTGGCGCAGCAGAGCATCATCGTGAGCGGGGCGAAGGATTCCGCGCTCCTGGTATATGCGCTCGGCAAGAATCCCGCGAAGGCGGAGGCGCTCGGAGCTATCAAGGACCCGGTACAGTTCGCGTTCGCGGTGGCGCGCTTGGAGGCGCAGTTAAAAGTGAGTGGAAAAACCCCGGCGACCCCGCCCGAGACTCGCGTAACCGGAAGCGGCCGCGTATCGGGCGGATCGGACGCCACGCTGGAACGCCTCCGCGCGGAGGCGGAGAAGACCGGCGATTACACAAAGGTCTCCGCGTACAAGCGGAGCAAACAACAGAGGAGTTAAATCATGGCAAATGAATTTAGCAAAGAGGAACGCGTCGCCTTTGAGGATATCCTCGAAGGATTTCAAGACGCGACCATAATGGCGAAAAACGCCGTTGTCTACAACTCGGACCAGACGACGATGGAGCGGACCGGAGATGTAATCTGGCGCCCGCAGCCCTACATTGCGCAGAGCTATGACGGGGAGGACCAGACGGCGAACTTCCGCGACAGGATGCAGCTCTCCGTCCCGGCTACCATCGGTTTCAAGAAGTCGGTTCCTTGGGTTATGACGGCCGCGGAACTCCGCGACGCGCTCCAGGAAAAACGGCTCGGCGAGGCGGCGAAGCAGAAACTTTCCAGCGACATTAACGTCGCTGTGCTCAACGTCGCGTCCCTTCAGGGTACGCTCGTCGTGCCCCGCGTCGCCGTCGCGGCTACCGGTTTCGCGGACGTGGCGCTGTGCGATGCGATCATGAACGAACAGGGCGTACCTGATTATGACCGGTTCCTCGCGCTCTCAACGCGGGACTATAACGGCATGGCGGCGAACCTCGCGGCTCGGGACTACATGCCTGGCAAGGTGAATACGGCTTACGAGCGGAGCTATGTCGGGCGGGTTTCGGGCTTCGAGTCCTTCAAACTCGACTACGCGCGGCGCATCGCCGTGGCCGGTGGAGGCGCGGGTCTCACCATGACCACCCTGGCGGCGGGCGGAAACGTCTACGTCCCGGAGGCTACTCGCACCGCGGCAACCGGAGAACGGAACAACGTTGACAACCGCTTCCAAACCGTCGCCTGGAGTTCGACGGCCGGCGTGGCCGCCGGGGACTGTTTCACCATCGCGGCCGTTGACGCCGTGCATCACATCACGAAAGAGGACACGGGGCAACTGAAAACCTTCCGCGTCATCGAAGTCCTGACCGCGACAACGCTGGTCATGTCGCCGCCGCTTATTAGCGCGCAGGGCGGAACCGATCCTGAATTGGAATACCAAAACTGCGTCGTGAACACCCCGGCGGCGAACTCCGCCATCGTGTTCCTCAACACCGCCGCGGCGCCCGCGAACCCCTTCTGGCAGAAGGACGCAATCGAGATTCTTCCCGGACGGTACGCGGTCCCCGCCGACGCCGGAGTGAAGGTCATGAGGGGTTCAACGGACGAGGGCATCGAGCTTGTCATGCAAAAACAGTACGACATCAAAACGATGAAAACCCTCTACAGGCTCGACTGTCTCTTCGGCGTCGTTAATAAACAACCCGAAATGAGCGGCATTATCCTGTTCAACCAGGTCTAAACAATCGGGGGCCGTAAGGCCCCTTTGAGAGGAGAAAGTAAGTATGTCTACGAAAATTTATCCGTTCGGGTCCGTGGAAGTGGACGTTGCCGCAACCGACATCGTGTCCATCTTTTCCAAAAGCCCCGTCAAAATCTATCAGCTCAACGCGGGCCTGCCGAACATGCCGCCGACGAAGGTGTTGTTCGACACGGCAGACCCTGACGCCGATTATCAGTCCGCAGCGTTCGCCGCGGCCGCCACGCTTCTCATCGAGGCCGGTCCCTCCGAGGCGTTCGTCGCCGTCGGGACTGCCGCGGTTCCCCTGGAGCGTCGCGGGCTGCGCGGTCAGGGGGCTCCGGGGGTCCTCAACGCCACCGGCACGCTCACCGCGGCGATGATAGCCGCGGGCATCGTTACATCAACCACTGCCGCCGCCGTCACGGCCACGCTCGACACCGGAACGATTATGGACGCCGCGCTCCAGATGGAGATCGGCGAGTCCCTCGACTGGTCGGCAATCAACACGGGCGGCGCGAATGCGTTCACCGTCACGGCGGCCGGCGGGCATACCCTTGTTGGGTCAGGCATCGTCGCCCTCACGAGCTCCGCGACGTTCCGCACGCGGAAAACCGCGGCGAATACGTTCGTCACCTACAGGCTCGCGGGTTAATATCCGCGGAAACAGATTCCGTTCAGGTCGAGAGGCCTGAGCGGGATTCCTCGCCTGAAGGCGAGAGGGAGAAAAACATGGATTTCCCGAGATTGGTTTTTAAGTCGCCCGGCCCGTTCAGCTGCAACGGCGGGACATACGGGCACGTGCCCGTCAAGGATGATACCGAATACCGGGCCGCGTTGTCGGCCGGATATCATCCGACGGTGCCCGAGGCGCTGAAACATGCCTGGGAGAAGCCGAAAGATGTGGAACCTGAGAGCGCGTCCGAGGTGAAACTCGGTCCGCCGCCCGCCCCGCGCTACAAGACGCCTGACAAGGTTCTGAGGCCGGTCGTGCCGGGTGCCCGCCCGAAGGCGAAAAAGTGAGGAAGCCATGCCGCTGAAAAAAGGTCATTCAAAAAAGACTATCGCCGAAAATATCAAGGCCGAACTCGAAGCGGGAAAGACGCGGAAACAGGCCGTCGCCATCGCGTTGTCGGTCGCCTCCGAGGCTCGGCACAGGGTGAAAAAGGCAAAGAGGTAAGCCCATGAGCTACACGAAGCGCCAGATCGTGATTGGAGCGTTAACGGAAATCGGCCTATCAGCCTACTCGTTCGACCTCTCGACCGACCAGATCGAGCAGGCGCTTCAACGGCTTGACGGCATGGTCGCCTCTTGGGGCGCGCGGGGAATCAGGCTCGGCTTCCCGCTTCCCGGCTCTCCCGAGGACTCGGACGCGAACACCGAGACCGGCCTTCCCGACTGGGCCTGGGAGGCCGTGATAACGAATCTTGCGGTCAGAATCGCTCCGTCCTATGGCAAACAGATAAGCCAGGACACGAGGGTGACCGCCCGTGAGACGTATAATTCACTTCTCGCGAAGGCCGCGAAGCCCATGGAGATACAGCTTGATACGCTTCCGGCGGGGGCCGGGCATAAGGGCACGGACGCGCCGTTCCTGAAAACCCCTGATAACGGGGTTGTCGGCATTCCCGACGAATCCGTCAGTTTCGAGTAAAGGAGTTTACGCCTATGAAATTAACCCAGACCACAACGGTAGACGGCGGCGACTGGTTCGTCTTGTGGAAATCCAGCCAGGGAGATTATCGCGGCGTGTCGTTCACCGACGCCGTCGCCGCGCTCCAGGCGGTGCTCGCTATCGGCCGACCCGAAGCTGTTACGCAGTACGCCGCTCCGTCGGCGACGGGATTCTCCGTCCAGATAACCGATGGGGCCGAGGACGTTCATCTCATCCTCACTCCGGCAGCGGGCTACGCGAACGGGACGATTGTCTTGCCCGCCGTGGCGAATGCGCGGGACAAGCAGCAGGTCAGCGTCAACTGTACGCAGACCTTGGGTGCGCTCGTCGTCGATGGGAACGGCGCTACGGCCGTTACCGGGGAACCGGCGGCATTTGTCGCGGCGAATGAGTTTTTCACCCTGCAGTATGACCTCGCCACCTCGACGTGGTACAGGATAGGGTAAGGAGCCGAATATGGGAATAACTTTGAAAAACAGGGCGCGGGAACCTTATGATCAGGAGCGCCCGGTATTCGTTGACGCGAAAGGCCGCCTCATGGTTAACACCGGGCTTGACGGGGACGCATACGTGCTTTTCCTCCCGCCTATAGCGGCAGGAACGAACAAGGTCCATATGGACTTTTTCAACGCGGCGACGACCGCGCGGGACGTGGAAATCCTCTCCGTCCAGCCGATCATGTCGGGCGCGGCGGCCGTTACCGGTGTGCTTGGCGTCGACATTTACCTGACGCGAACCACGGCCGTCGGGACGGGCGGAACCGCGGCGACGCTGGAAGGCACCGCATTCAACGCGCCGACCATCAGCAAGATGGACCCGGCAAGTCAGGCTCTTCCGGCGACGATTACCGCCCGATCGGCTCCGGGCGGCGGCGCGACGGCGGGCGCGATCCTCGCGTTCGAGTCGATTTTCCCCGAGGAAACGAACACCGCGACGTACTTCAGGAACGATCTCATCAAGGACAACCACCAGGGGAGCCGCATCATCGTTCCGCCCGGCACCGGGATTCGTGTCGTCCAGGGCGCGGTTGCCTCCGTCGGTAACCTGGGTTTCACGGTTCTTTTCTCGGTATTGCGGAGATAGCCCCGTGCAGGTCCCGATTCTCTCAGGCATCTATACCGACGAGACGGCGAATTTTCTTGACGCTTACCCCGTCAACATGGTGCCGGTTCCGTCTCCGACCGGGCTGTCGAATGGCTACCTTCGCACGGCGGACGGCGCGGCGCGCCTTGGGCCGGGAGAAGGCTCGCCCCGCGGCGGCATCAACTGGAGCGGAGTTCTCTTCAGGGTTTCAGGGACGAAGCTCATCAGGATAGCCGCGGATGGGACCTATATCGTTATCGGCGACGTGGGAGCGGGGGGACAGGTGACGATGGTCTATTCCTTCGACCGGCTGGCGATTGCCTCGGGTGGAAACCTGTGGTACTGGGACGGGGCGCTCCTCCAGCAGGTTGTCGACCCTGACCTGGGGACCTGTCTCGCGGTCGTGTGGGTGGACGGATATTTCGTTTCGACCGACGGAGAGTACCTCGTCGTGACGGACCTCGCGAATCCCATGGACGTCAACCCGCTGAAATACGGTTCGTCGGAAATCGACCCTGATCCGATTGTCACCGTGCTGAAACTGCGGAATGAGGTCGTCGCGGTGAACCGGTACAGCATTGAGTTTTTTAATAACGTTGGCGGGGACCTTTTTCCCTTCAAGCGCATCGAGGGCGCGCAGATCCAGAAAGGTGCCATCTCGACGCACTGCGCCGTTATTTATTCAGACTCGGTCGCCTTTCTCGGCGGGGGCCGGGATGACGCTCCGGGTGTTTATCTCGGGGTGAACGGATCGGCGGTGAAGATTTCAACCCCGGCCATCGACACGCTCATGGCAAAATACACAGCCCCCGGTTTGGTGAATGTCGTCCTTGAGGTCCACCAGTTTCAGGCGCACTCGCACCTGTGGGTGAGGCTTCCCGACCGGACGCTCGTGTATGACGTCGACTCGTCAAAAGCGGCCGGCGCTCAGGTGTGGTTCCAGCTCTCGACATCGAAACTCGGCTTCGCCGCATACCGGGTCGTGGATCCCGTGTGGTGCTATGACCGGTGGAATGTGTGCGACGTGGACAATGGAGATCTTGGCGTCATGACCCCCGCCTCCGCGCGAGTTTTCGGAGAAGTGGTCCGCTGGGAGTTTACGACGGCGCTCGCCTACAATGAGGGTCGCGGGGCCATCTGGAATCAGTTGGAGCTCGTGTGCCTTACCGGGCGCGTTGAGGTGGGGGACGACCCCGTGATCTCGACCTCATATTCCCTTGACGGGGAGAACTGGAGCCAACCGCGGCCGCTTCGTGTCGGTAAAATAGGCGACAGGATGAGACGTCTCGTGTGGTTCCAACAGGGCTTTATGCGCAATTGGCGCGCGCAAAGGTTTTGTGGCGATAGTCGGGCGCGCATCGCTCCGGCTCGGCTCGAAGTGCAATTGGAGGCGCTCGCGGTATGAGTACGCCGGCAAAACTTCAACTTTCACGGAAGCAGCTCGCCGTTATTTGTCATGACGACCCTGAGGCTATTCGGCTCATGGAGAGGCTCTTCGTCGTCGGTGACAATCAAGAGGCCGACAGGTGGGTCGACATCGACCATCCTATCATCATCAGGACCGTTGCCGCCGGGACGCCGACGCTCGCGGTATTAAACGGCAACATCACGATGCCGCAATGGGCGGTTAACGATGTGCATGTGTGCGAGAGTCAGGAGTTTATCCATCCCTGGAAAGAGGGCTCGGAGGTACAATGGCATATTCACCTGACGACGAACGGCGTGGATGGGACGGATAGATTCGTGGCCTTCAACCTGGAATACGGGTACGCGAACGCGGGAGGGCCTTGGACATTCCCGGCGGCGATTACGACGGCCGACCTTCTGATCCCGGCTAATACTCCCGATCGGACCATGCTGCTTCTTCCGCTTGCTTCTTTTACTCCGACGGGGTTAAAAATCGGAGCTAATTCGGTTGCGCGCTTGCGGCGTGTCGCGGCGGTCGGGGCGGCTCCAACGCTCAATCCGTTTATCGCGATGCTGCAGATGCACGTACAAGTCGACACGCTGGGCAGTCGTACTGCCGCGGCGAAGTAGGGAGGTCTAAAAATGCCTATTCCGTTATTGGCTCCTGCCGCCGTCGCGGGCGGCGCGTCTTTATTGTCGGGCCTCATCGGGGGCAACGCCCAGGCGGATGCCGCCCGTAAGCAAGCTCGGGCCTTGAAGGCGTACCTCGGTCCGTTCGCGGCCGCGGGAAAAGAAGCTCTCATGCAGCAAATGACGCTCATGGGAATGAACTCGCCGGAAGAACAGGCGGCGATGATCGCGGAACTTGAAGGCGGGCCAGAGTTTGAAGCTCTTGTTGGGCAAGGCGAGAACGCGATGCTCGCGAACGCCTCGGCGACGGGCGGCCTCAGGGGCGGGAACCTTCAAGGGGCTCTCGCGCAGTTTCGGCCTCAGATGCTCTCGCAACTCATCAACCAGCAGATGGCCCGGCTAGGGGGCCTTTCGGGTATGGGCTATAATGCCGCAAGCACGCTCGGTACGGGTGTTGGACAGGCGAACGCGGCCGGGGCTCTCGCGAAAGGCTCGATGTGGAACGCGATACCTAACGCGCTCATGGGCGGGCTGGGTGTGTATTCAGGTCTCGGCGGCACATTTGGCGGTAACGAAGCTCAGGTTAATCCGTTCGGCGACCCGTATCAATATATGGGTCGGGCCGAAAACAACCTTGTCGGCGGCCGCATGGACGCGAGCGGGGGGTGGTAACGTGTCCGACATCATGAATTACCGGTTCCAGGACCCTATGCAGACATTCCTCCAGATGTCGCAATTCGGGTCCGGCATCGCCCAGCAGCGCGAGCAGGGCGTCACGGCACGCATCAATGCCGAGATGCTGCAGGCGAAGCTCCAGGCCGCCGAGGCCGAGGCGAGAACCGCCGCCGCGCAGCAGGAAAAGATCGACGAGCTGACGATGCGCCTCCGCCGGCCGGGCGCGACGCGGAACGACTATCTCGAACTCGCGATGTTTCTCCCGAAGGACCAGGCGAAGGCCGTGCAGGACAGCGTTGCGGGCATGCGGGAAGAAGAGCAGGCGGCGGCGCTCAACGAAAGCGCTCAAATATTCTCCGCCTTCAAGGGCGGGCGGCCCGACTTAGCCGCGCAGTACATCCGCCGACAGGCAGAAGCGGAGCGGGGAGCCGGGAACGAGCAGGGCGCACTCGCTGCGGAGGCATGGGCCAAAATGGCCGAAAGCAAAGTCCCGGAAGACGTGGAAAAAGTCGCCGATATGTTCGGGTTCCAGATATCCCTTCTCCCCGGCGGAGAAAAGGTTTTCGAGGCGGCCGCGAAGCTGGCAGAAGAACAGCGGGCCGCCTCCGCCGAGCCGGACGTCATCAAAAAACGTCTCGCCGAGATCGGATTCACCGACGCGCAGGCGAACAAGCTGAACGTGGAAGCCCGGAAACTCGGGATCGAAGCGAACAAGCTCACGGACGAGGTTGAGGCCGCGAAAAAGGCCATCCCGAAGCCGCGGGAAATTTCCTCAGGCGCGGAGAAAATCGTCAATGATTCGGTCATCGCCGCCGCGAAGGCGAAGGCGCTGACCTCACAATACGACATCCTCGCGCGAGACTTCGACGCGGCAATCAGAGACGCGGGCGTCGGGGCGCGGATCACCGAGTCGGTGCGCCGGGTACTTGGAACAGAAAAAGAGCCGACAGCACTTCGGCAGGAATACCTGCGGATGCGCAACACGGCCGTTCTTGAAATGCTCCCGCCTGGCGTCGCCTCGGACAAGGACGTCGAGCTTGCCCTCGCCGCGTTCCCGACCGAGACGTCGGCTCCTGCGAACATCGCGGGGTTCCTCCGCGGCATGGCAAAGCTCCAGGCATACGATGGGGCGGTCAGCGACGCGAAGGCCGAATGGGTCCAGCAAAACGGGACGCTCGGCGCGGCGGCGTCCCCGATGCAGGTCGGCGGCCGGACCGTAAAGCCGGGAGAGCGGTTCTCCGGATTCATCGCCGCGTACATTCCAAATACGTCGGTGCTGAACAGGCCGCAGGCTCCGGGAGCCGCGCAGAAAGTCGAGGAGGTTGATTTTTAATGCCGTATTCCATCAAGACAAAAGACGGAATCACCGTATCGAATATCCCGGACGACGTTCCGAAGGATGACCCCCGGCTAAAATCCATGGTGGCAAGCCTTCGCGCGGCGGGGCAGACAGAGGGCGCCTTCGCCCCTCCCGCCCCCACGGGTGCGGCTTCCTCAGTCCCAGCCCCCCCTCCCGCCTACGGCGATGTGGGGGCTCAGGCTCGGCTCGGCGGCGCAACTCCGATGCCCTCCCCAGGCGATGTATTGCCTTCCGCGGCTCAGGAGGAAGGCAAGACCGACCCTCTAGGGCTCATGGGATCGGTCGTCCGCGGAGCGGGTCCCTACGCAGGTGGCGCGCTTCTCGGCGCGGCAATGGGCGCCCCTATCGGCGGGGTCGGCGCTGTTCCCGGCGCCATTGCCGGGGTCGCGGCTACGGGACTCGCGCAGTTTGTCGGGGACCCGCTCACCGATCTCGTAAACAACCTTCTCGGTACGAAATTAACGCGCCCCACGGATGCGCTGAAACAGCTTTTCGACCGGATCGGAATCCCCGAATCCGACACCGCGGCAGAGCGCGTGCTCCAGGCCGCATCGTCAGGAGCGGGAGGCGCGGCGGCTACCGTGGCCCTCGGGGAGGCGCTGTCCTCCGCCGCGAAACCCCTCGCCCCGTCGATCACAAAGGCAATCGGAGATGCGCTCAAAATGGGCGCCGTCCAGCAGGTCGCGGGCGGCGCGGGCGGTGCGGCTTCCTCGCAGGCCGCGGCGGAAATGGGCGCCTCGCCTCTCGTGCAGATGGCGGCCGGTATGGGAGGCGGCATGCTCGCCAGTCGGATGGTTCCGGGAAGCGCGAACCTGAGGACCCCGGCCATGAAAACGGCGGAAGAGCTTTCCGATGATGTCGGCCGGCTTGTCAAAAAAGCAAGTTCCTTCGGCCCCGGCAGGGCGGCCGCCCGCGAGAAACTTGTGAAAATAGCGCAGGTGAATCCCGAAGCGAGGACCGCGGCCGAACGGCTCGGCTTCGAGCTTCCCGCCGATATTTTTATCGACAACCCTCAGGTGAGGTCCGCGGCAGGGCTCGCCCGCAGCGTCTCCGGTGGCGAGATGGAGGGCGCGTGGAGGGCAAGCGTGCAAAACGCCCTCGATAAGGCGGACGACATCATCAGGCAATACGACGCGGTTTTCGTCGAAGGCTCTCCAGCTCCCTCCGTCGTCAGTTCGCGCGTGAAAGACTCTCTCACGCGAACGCGGGAAGCCTTGAGCAAACAAGCCGCCGACCTTTACGCGGAGGTCGAGAAGGCGATACCGAAAGAAACGCCCGTCAGGCTCGACAAGCTCGCCGCGACGCTGGACGATATCGTTCGCGAGGTCGGCACGGATGGCCTTTCCGCGCAAGAGACGCGGCTCCTGGCGATGGCGAAAACCGCCGGGCAGCCCTCAGGGGCAACGTATGGGCGGCTGCTTCGGGAAAAGAATCTCATCGGCCAGGCGATCGCCCGCAAGGAATCGCCCTACGGCAACATGGAGGCTGGGACGCTGAAGCGCCTATACGGGGCGCTGGCTGAGGACCAGCTCGCCAACGTGGATACCGCCGGTCCCGGCATGGGAGAACAGCTTCGATCGGCAAATCTTATATATTCCAAGGAGCGTGAACTCGGCAATCGCATCGTCGAGGCTTTCGGGAGCGATCTTGAAGGCTCAATCGCGAGCACGATGAAAACGGCCATTGTCTCGGCATCGAAGGGCGACGGAGCCAAATTCTCCCGGATGCTCGAAAATGTCCCGGCCGACCTGCAGAAGGAAACCGTCGCGACCTCTCTCGCCTCCGTCGCGCGAAACCGGAGGGGGGAATTCGGCTTCGCCGAATACGCGCAGACCTACAAGGGGCTTCGAGCGAATCCCGAAGTGTATTCAAAAATCGTGAAAACCCTCGGCCCGGAATCCGATGAAGTTCTCCGCGACCTGTATGAGGTTTCAAAGCGCATAACCGATGCGCGGGCGAACGTGCTTACCACCGGGAAAGCAAATCAGGCTCTTTTGCAAAGCATGACCGCCGAGTCGCTGCTGGGCAAGATTTTAGGCGCGACCGTCGTTAGGACCGGTACGACATCGGCAGGCGCGGCCATCGGAGGAGTTCCAGGGGCCGCATTCGGCAGTGTGCTTGCCGACGCGATTACGCACGGGAAAAAAGACTCTCTCAGAGCGGCGGGTAAAATGTTTACATCTCCGAAATTCCAGAATCTCATTACGGCCGCGGCGGAGGGTCGGATTCCGAATATAAGCGACGTTAGGGCGCTTGCACGCGACAGCACGTTTCAGGCGTTCGCGAAAGCGGCCCGGCTTCCTTTGGCGACCGACCAGCAGGAAACATGGCTTTTCGGTGCGCTCATGAGCGGAGCGTTTCAGCCCGGCGGTATACAAGGGGAGAAATAAATGGCAACAGAAATAAAAACACCGTTCAACGTCTTTTTCGACGACGACGGGCTCCCGCTCGAAGGCGGGTACATCTTTATCGGCGTCTCGGGTCTCAATCCGCTGTCAAACCCTCAGCAGGCGTACTGGGACGCGGCGCTCGTAACTCCGGCGGCGAATATCCGTACCTTGGGGGGCTTCCCGATTCACAACGGAGCCGTCGGACGGCTGTTCGTGTCGGGCGACTATTCGATTCTCGTACAGGACAAAAACGGGAAAACCGTCTGGTCTCAGCTGGAGGTCACCTTCGAGTATTCCGACCTGCTTCTTACCGAGTTGCGGGGAACCCTTTCCCGCTCGGCCCGCACCCCGTTGACCTTCGACTGCGACGATATCCTGGAGAGCGGGCTATACGCCT